CAAAATACAATGTATCTATCTACGGGATGGCCTATATTTGAGTGTTCTGTATTTGTATGACCCAATACATACCAATCGGTTGTAGGAGGCATAGTTGGTATGACAATTTGATCATTATTAACTAACCTCAATTCACCAGTACGGTTTCCTTGTAATATCAATCTATAGCCGCAAGGTTCCATATTTTTATTATGTTCATATAATTCTGGATTTTTTTCAGGAAAAGCAAAATCATAATGAAAATGATTGTCTGGCCTTGCCTTGGTAGGGTGATGAATCTTTACATTGACTAAATGTTCAAACGGCAAATGCTCATTGATATAATCTCTAAGTTTGCACTGACTATCTGTTAAATCATGTCTCCAATTTTCTATGCCATAATTTTCAGATGTTTTAGTAGTTAACCGCAATGCTTCGAAAATACTGCCCAATGGCATAAATGTTTCTGACTGTTTGAAATCTTCAATGACTTCCTTGCTGTATTCAAATTTAGGAAGGTCAACGGGTAGCCAAGATATAGTCATTATTCGCCTAACATCAACTTGGCCACTACTGCATCTTCAGCATCTTTAAAATGAAAGATCATGTGGTCCGCTGTTAGCTCAGTTTCGTAGCGGCCGCCAGGAAGACCAAATCGTTCCACTACATTGATACATTTTTCATCCCATAACGGAATGTCATCACCATCTCGCCATGTAATTTTAACTTGGGTCATTGCACGTAAACATTAAACATTTCATTGATAACACCTGTACGCTGTCTTATATCCTTGTTGCCCAATGTGACCATGGCATACAGCACACCGTTCTTTTCCACCAACATTGCCAAACATCTACCTGCGGCATTGGTAAATCCAGTTTTGGTCAACACAATGCTGTCATAGGTAAAGACCTGAGGATTAGTATTTCTTAACTGAATAGTTATTGTTTTTTTGCTCTTAGGCGGCTGATATTTAATAGAATACAATTTTTCACTGCTGTAATATTTGATAATATCAATACGACGTAAAATAAACAAAAATTCTTTTAGTTCATCTACTGTGCTGACATTGCCTGGTAACAAGCCTGTGGCATCTACAATTTTAGTTTCCTTAAATCCATTGACACCTAGATGCCAATTGATATCTGCAATAAATTTATCGTAGCCTCCGGGATGGGCATGAGCCAATGTTTCTGCGGCCAAATTGTCACTGCTCATTAGCATGGCTCGCATTAGTTCACTGCGTTCTAAATAAGCACCACGAGCAAATCTACCCGATGATCGACCGTGTACTTTTACTTTTTCATCTAAGTCCACGTGGCTCATGACAACTGCATAAGCTGTGAATAATTTGGTAATACTGGCAATACTATGAACGTCTGTGGTATTTTTACTGTGCTCATAGCGAACGTTGTCAAAATCGTAAAGGCCATATGCAGTGGTTGCTCCGACATTCATTAAAGACATAAATGCAATTGTCATTAAAAACTTTTTAAACATCACTACCTCCCCACTTTAATTTAAACATAAGAGCGTGGGCAGGATCATTGATTTGAAAAACATAATTACCGCTAAAGGGATCATTGCTTTCCAAATTCATATCATGTTGCCATCTCTGTTTATTTAACCACATTACTGCGGCAATGGCTTGACTGTGGCCTTTTAGTTTAATTTTAATCATTGTTTATAAAGTTTCTCTCTGTGCTGTCTACAATTTTCTTGGCCAGGCGATATGGTGTGAATTCAAACCAAAAAGGAAATACACTGTGTATTACACCAGTTATTACAATCAATACTGCTAACCAATTGTAATAACTGGCATATACAAAATGCTTAAAGTAAGTTGTCCTTGCTTGACGTAAATGACTCATAGGTATTTTAGTGTAAACATCAAATATTTTTCTTGGTTGACTATACGAGGTTTTTGCACAATGTAACCATCTTCATAGGCAATTTTAAACCCATATACTTCGCCAAGATATCTATTAAAATGTTTGTCATCCATATTTACTTTAATTCTGTTTTCTTTATTATAATCGTCTAATAATTGTTTTAACGTTGACCAGTAATCATACTTCTTCATCAAAGGCTCTAATATCCTGCATGACCATGTCATGCATACTGCTGTAGCATGTGGGGCAAAAGGCCACAGGCAATATGCCAAAATAGCCTAATACACCACCTTCATCTTCTGTGAAGTCACATGCACATACATTACATTTATGCTCATTGCCCACATGTTCAAAACCTTTAATCATAATATTCTCCCCACTTTAATTTAAACAACATACATTCATTATCATCAAATATAGTAACGGTATACATAGGATCGCCACTGTTAAAACGATGAGTTACATCAGCACCAGGACACATCGTTTCCATCCAAGTTTCAAACTCGCGATCATTGGCAGGATATACCCAGCAAGTCCAACTGCGTGGTAATATCATTTCTCCAAAGATATTGCCTGGATTGATAGCTGTTACACCATCATGAAATTTCCAATGATTGATCTTCATGACCACTTTAATTGAAACAATGCCAACTCTTTATCAGAGGCAAAATAAAGCCAACGCTTATACTGGTTGTTGGCCCATGCCCATTGACTATTATAATCTGCAGGCATTCTTGCCAAATCAATCTTTTCGTCCATTTCTCTGCTGGGCCCAAACTGTTCCCAACACCACAAACGGCATTCAAAAAATTCTTCAGCTCGTTCTAAATTACCATTAAAGCTGATATAATACTTCCAGCGATCATAACCACTGTGGCGACCATCTAATTTTTTAGCTTTGATTTTCATCGGCGTCTTGCAGTTTTAATCTATATAAAAAAATAAACTTTTCTGCATCCTCTTGTGTTTTAAATTCCCACATGTTATAAGCAGTTCTACGACTGCCATATTCCTTGGCCAAAGCGACAACAGCATCCACTGTTTCTGTCAAGTGGATGCTATAGAATTCTTCGAATTCTAATATGCATTTACCGCTGGGCTTGGTCTTTATCTTCATAAGTTAACTTGACTAAAAACATAAAATGTTCATAGGCTTGTTTTACCGATTCGTTAGTTATCATTCGGTCAACTTCCGCACTCAAAGTTTTGACCGCTTCTTCGGCAATTTCTCTTGCACTGGGAATTTCAACATAGTATCGATCATCTCCAAATGCCTTGGCCAAGTTTTCCCAGGCCTTCTGTTGTTTTTCAGTGATGGGTTTATTGTGCGGCCGCATCTCACTGGCCTTGCTTATAGCTCGAGCAACAGCGTCTTCAGCATAGATCCCAGCGGCCAGCATGGGAGCGAAATATGGATCAATATTGAAACGGCGGCTACTACAGCCAGGGCGAACACTAACCAAGTGATGCCCTTGAGGAAAACTATCGAGGTATTGACTGTCATACTCAGCCACCGGCTTATATCGTCGACCAACTTTTTCATAATATATCCTTTTCATTATTCAACTCCAAACTTCCTACGAATGGCATAAGCGAGAATGATTGCAGTTTCACTGGTGCCGTCGGGCATTGCATACAAGTCGCATACTTTGGCACATTCTTCCACAATCAACTGGGCGAACTTTTCATCTCGTATTTTGTTATATATAGGAATTTCTCTAAGATCAGTAACTATCTCTCTAGCCCAAGCATCAGCTTGTCGAGCAAGTTCTCTAATTCGTTCGTTCATTTTTTAAACCTCGGCATCACATTGTGTCCTGTGTATTGAAAACTATCCAGCATGGGTAGCAAGCTGGCCAAATCGTCAGCAGGATGTCGTTGTATTAAAGGCAAACGTTCACCATCAGTCAGCATGAAGTACAAGTTCTCCGTGCCTTCTTCGATTTGATATTCAAAGATATATTCCAAGTCTTCCAGGGTCATTCTTCAACTCCGAAATGTTCTTTAAGCAACCTAACTGCTAGATTCTCATCAAAGGGAAACGGTTCGTCTTTCCAATTAAGTAATACTTGACAACTTTCTTGAATAATCAACTCGGCATACTTGGTCAAAGCGGCTTCCCATTTGTCTCGTCTTGCACCAAGTCCAAAAATTTCAAGTTTACTTTCTCGTTCAAATTGTCTAAGTTGTTCGTTCATATTTCACCATTGTTTGACAATACTCTCTAATACCATGTTCGCCTTCGACCTGTGCTACGCCGCCAAAAGGTTGCCACCCTTGCTTCAAGTAACCATTTACCAAATCAGCAAGGTTAGCTAAAGATATAGCTTTACATATATTATACTCTTTTACCGTTAAAGTCAAGAGATAACCTTTTCCTTTTTACTATAGTCGCTATAAATCTTATTACCATTTTTACGAATAGCTTCAACTATGGTCTGCGGACTATACTCAAACATGTCTTTAACTGAATCATAATCAACGTCGTCTGTAGTAAACGTATAAATTTCATAACTACGCTGACTATTATATCGTGCTCGCATGATCAGCATACTGATATTAAAAGGAGCCTTAAATGTTTCTCCTTTTAAACCAGCCATCATTGCATCGCCTTCTATGTTGGTAATATCGTGAAGAAACTCAAGACCGTCGCAGTCCCACATGGCAATAAATTTATACTGGCTCATTGGTATGATCCCGTTTAAGTTCGTCCAGTAATCCCTTTTGTTTGGCACTAAACTGACGAGCACGTTCTTGATCTTCTTTGGCGGCTCGCTTTTTTTCATCGCTGAGTTTAAGCATCGAGTCATATTCACGTGCCCATGCAACACCACGTACCCATGTTTGAAGTTGTTCTAATGTGCCTGTAAAAACTTCCGCGTCACGATTGTAAATCGGCACACTATCTGCATCTTTGGGTTTGAGCGAAACTCGGTCGCCATCACTCCCCCAATTACCTGTACGAGGTGAAGTCAACATAAAGCCAAGTTCATCTACGGCTTTTTCAAGACGACGAAGTTCAAGTACTGCGTTGTATCCGGCCATTTTATTTTAACTGTTAAAGGTATTAAAGGGGCTGAGTTCTTCTGACTCACAGCCAACAGACTTGACCCAGTCATAGACCATGGTCACTGGAATGTCCAACTCGCGAGCAATCTTATTGGGATGAACTCCGTCAATAAACAACTGCTCAATATCATATGTTAGTTCTGCCATTTTACTCATCTTTGATCTCCTTGTCAAAATATACTACGTCATCATTTTCAACTTCCCAGCCAACTAAGCGGGGATAATCGTCGCCTGTTAGCAAGTCTCGAAAATCTGTAAGATAAGAAAATTCTTCGAGAAATGCTTCTTTACTTAGGTATGGACTAGTACTGCGAACTTTAAATCGAACTGTAGTCACCACTTCGTGTTCGTACAATTCATCAGATGGCTCGTTCAGTGCCTGCTCCAATTGTTCTAAGCGAACCAAATCGCCAACGCTGTGGCTGGGACTTTCTAAAATGGCCAAGCGAGCCTGTGCCATATCTCGTTTACTTTGAAAGCCTGTCATGCTGTTTCCTTTTGTTCTTCAGCAATAGCTTCTGCTAACGCTGTCAAGTTCTTGCTTAGTGGGTGCATATTGTCGTATGTAGTACCGCAATACCAAACGCCATCTCGCATAATGTAGTAATACTCGGCACAGCAATTATCGCACTGTTCGAGGAACTCTGCGAATGTATAAGCTACCTTAAAGTCGGTACCTTTCTCGCCACGATCACGACCATAAAATGTAGTCATGTCGTTGTATTTTGCTTCGAAGTCTTCATTGGACATTTCTGTTTCAAATCTGCTGAAAGGGTGCGCTTCGCCGATGCTTGGGCGTAGGCTACTGATGTCCCCAAGGGCCACAAGCTGGTTGGCCTTGGCACTGTCATAGTGCTCCATAAGGATAGCTCCGTTGTGGGCGAGATAACCATCCCAGTGGCAGTAAACGCTTTTGACTTTATCACCATGCATGACTCCGATACGACTACGTGTTCCCATGATTAACCCTTTTTGTAGAAATTAGTTGATTTAAAAAGTCCGCCAATAATAACTGCGGCGCACCAGGTGTCCAATGTAAATGGAATATCCAATACTGGAAAAAGTGTATTCAATGCCCAAATCGTTGCAATAGGGCCCAGTATAATAACTGCCACTGCTAACACTATTGCCCAAATTATTGCGTTCATACAAACTCCTTAGTTGATAAGACAATTATACGCTATAATGGATTTTGTGTCAATTATAGCGTGTTGAGTGTTGGAGCAAATTGACGTGTCAGTTCACGCTCACGTGCATGGGCGTCTGCTTTACCACGTACAGTTTCCACCAAGCCGTAAGTAAAAGCTTCCACGCCATATGTGCGAATGTTCTCGCACAATGCCCAATCTTTGTTCTCTGTCAATGCACGACGAACGTGTTTTTGAATGCGAACTTTAAGTGCTCGTTTTACGTTGCCACTGCAAACTGTAACACCAATGTACTGTTCTGTTGTCACTACGTTAGTGATAACATATATTGCATGGTTGCGATCTGAGCGTGTTTTGCGTTTCATCATGTATGTATTATAGCATGATAGCCAATTTGTGTCTATTATTTGGCTAATTTTGAGCGGGGTTTTGCATTGATTTAATGCACTAATTATATGCAAAAATTGAATTTATGTCAATTTATAATGCTTTATTCTGTAGGCTCTGCTTAGGGTAATATTGTACTTTTCCAGCTCATTACGCCATACAAAAAATCGTGGGCCATGTGTCATATTTTCATATGTTAACCATTCCCATTGATGTACCATTTCATGTGCCATGGTATTAATGAATAATCGTTTGCTTAAAAACGATTTGTTTAATCTAATAGTTACCTGTGTAGGATCGTCTATATCGCCCCGGCATTCTCCCCAAAATGCCTTAGAATAGACTAGTCTAAAATTGGGCATTTTGAGTTCGCCATTGAATACATTACGATTGATATTATTGAATATCTCTCTACAATCAGCAATAGTAGGTCTGAATACATCGTCCTCAATCCAGCAATGCTGAACCATACGAAATAGCTTAGTGCGTTCTATTTTGGACTTAGACTTGGACATAACCAACCTCCTACATTATATTTATATATTATAGGATTAAAGTTTGATTACGTCAATGGGATTATTTACCAATATGCAAACTGGTAGCGCGAGCTTTGTGTTCTTTAGCTTCAGCAATTACTTCTACCATTAATTTGATAAAATTTTTGATTTTAGTCATTTTAGTTGCTCCAAAAGTTTTGTGGTTTTCTCATGTCATATTGACGAACCCAATAGTCAACTTCGGCCGCAGTAGAGGGATTTTTGCTGGCAATATAGGCATCTACATCTGTTTGGTAGCTGTCAAAGCCCCAAGTTTTTTGCATTAGTGGTTTAACCAATGCGTTAATAAATTCAAACATTTTGTGTTCCTGTTTATACGCAGAAAACTCATGGTTTCTACTGAGTTATTTATCATGCAGTGCAATATTTACTCAGTATAAACACTGATATATTCGAATTTATTTTGTCAATTAGTTATAGATTGTGGACCACTTTTTAAGCTTTTCAAATTTAGCTTCCTGTGCGGCTTCAATGTTGGTCCAGCTGACAATGTCCAGTTCCTGTAGAATTTGCACCATAGCCATTAAGTCGCCAAGTTCTTCTTCCAAGTGCTGTCTATTTGTTTTGGGCTTGCCGGGTTTGTAATTGTCTATGCCAAAGCGACTGATTTTACTCACGGCTTGGATTACTTCTGCACATTCTTCTTGTAGAATGTCCATTACTTCTTTAGTTTGATTGTCCATTATTCGGATTCTAAGTTGATGTTTAAGGGATGTCCGTTACTACGTGCAATGTAAACGGCTTCGTTGTGTTTTTGTTCTGCCACTTCAAAAGTATAAATGCCAGCAATGCCACGACCCTGTTCGTGTATTTCCGTGGTTATATTTTCAGCACGACTGTCGTTATGATGGAAAACCATCTTTAATAATTCCTTAACGAAATCAGCAGGTGTTGCGTCGTCGTTATTAAAAATAACCTTGAACATGCTGGGTTTTTTAATAACCACATCTTGTTTTGAAGTTTCGTTAGTTTCTGTTGCCATTAAAGTCATTATAGTCCTTGTGTATATGATATTTATCCAAGGGGCGCGAACCCCTTGGCGATTAGTTACCCTATTAGCCTTTATTTGGAGTCTAAACCAATAACAGGAATTTTACGTGGTTTTAGTTCGTCGGGAATTACTCTTGTTAAACTAATGCTTAAAACTCCGTTTTTGATTCCAGCGTTGCCTACTACTAAATGCTCAGCCAATGTAAAAGTTCTTGAAAACTCTCTATAAGCTAAACCGCGATGCAAATACTCTACTTCAGGCTGACTATCGATAGACTTTGATCCTCGAATAGTAAGTACACTTTGATCAACTTCTACCTCAATATCTTCCAAGCCAAAACCAGCAACCGCTACTTCAATTTCATAGCTGTTTTCGCTGTGTTTAACTACATTGTATGGGGGATAGTTGTTGACGTTTTGGACTCTGTTTTCAAAATCTGTAAAGATTCTGTCAAATCCTACCAGGCTGCGACTTAATTGGTTAAGTGCTGTTGTGTCAAATCGTGTTAATGCGTTCATAATTTTCTCCTTTAATAAGCAAGAACGTTTTGGACATTATGTCCTATGTACAACCCTATTGGCGTTGCACAATACTATTTATCTTATATTATATAAAAACATTAATCTTCTGTCAAGAAATCGCCTGGATTTTTCTTACTCAAGATCATCAACAGTCTGTACTCGTCGTATGCTCGTTCAACTGCTGGATGGTTAGCACGTATTTCTGCTTCTTCAATTAACATGGCTTCGATTTTTTCTAATCGTGCAACAATGTCTTCGAACTCTGTTCTACTTGGACTGGAATAATCACTACTGCCAATAGTAACTGTACTGATTCCTGAACTGCCAATCGATACCGTGCCCGAAGTAATCATAGATGTTGTTATTGGACCAATTTCCTGTGCTGTGATTCCTATGCTCATATCAGATTCGTTCCAGTTAAATTCAACTGGTTTAATACTACTAAGATCAATAGTGTTAGTTTGATCTGTCGTGCTAATAGTAATTATATCGTCCATGTTAATCTCAATACATTTTCTTTGGTAGCTGTTCTGCTTCACGCTTTTTCTGTGCTCTGCGTGTTTGTTGATTCTTTAGTCTACGACGCTTAGTAGTGGGTTTCTCAAAGAATTCTTTTTCTTTAAGATCCATAAGCTTGCCGCTTTCCATGATCTTCTTTTTAAAAGTTCTAATGGCCTTTTCCACGTTATCGTTATGTACAATAACTGTACTGCCCATTAACTTGACGTCATTACTGTTTCTTCTGTTCATTGGTCTTACCCTGTGCTAAAATGGCAATTAACTTATTGCCTTGAAGTTCGCTACGTCCTTCTATGGATGCCGTTGGCACTTCAGACATAACGTTTTCAATCAACCGATGACCAACTTCCTGATTGGCCATTTCCCGTCCCCTAAACTTTATTACAATTTTAACCTTGTCTCCATCAGTTATCCATTCTTTGATATGTTTAATTTTAACATTCAAATCATGACTTTCGATATTGGGTCGCAACTGTACTTCTTTAACGTCTATGCGATTTTCACGAGTTTTTTTATCTTGTTCGCGTTGACGCTTTTGTTGATCGTATTTGTACTTACCGAGGTCTCCTATTTTACAAACATTAGGAAATGCTACCGCATTTATTAGGATCAGATCTAAGCCCTGATCCTGTGCTAAATTTAGCGCACGGAAGTAAGGCAAAACTCCAATATTATTACCCTCTGCGTCGATTACTCTAACGTCCTTAGCTCTGATTTCTCGATTAGCTAAGATTTTATTCTCGTTGTTTTTTTCTCTTTGGGCCATATAATAATACTGGTTCTTTACCTTGTGTTACGGTGTCTTGGGTTATGGTAACTTTGGTCACATTCTCTGTGGCCAAATCGGGTAATACAAACTGTGTTTTAAGCAACACATTTTCTAATTCAGATCTTAGGCCACGTGCGCCTAATTTCATTTGTATACATTTGTTAGCGATTGCGTGACAAGCACTGGCATCTATTTCTAAATCCACGCCATCCATTTTGAATAGTGCTTCGTACTGGCTGACAATACTGTTCTTTGGTTCGTGCATGGCACGGATTAGTTGTTCTTCTGTAAGTTCTTCTAATACAGCAATCTTGGGTAAACGTCCCACTAATTCAGGAATCATACCCCATTTGATCACGTCGTTTGAAATAACACTGGTCAGTGGTGCAGTAGACTTGTTGGGATTACCGTTAAATCCCATACTGGATTTTTTGTTAACTCGTTTGTTGATAACGTCTTCGAGACCTACAAAACTGCCGCCTAATATAAACAAGATATTTTTAGTGTTGATGGTTAGCATTTCGTTGCCAGGGTGTTTGCGGCCGCCTTGCTGTGGTACACGACATTCTGTACCTTCAATAATCTTTAACAGGGCCTGCTGAACACCTTCACCCGACACGTCGCGTGTAATACTAGTGCCTTCACTTTTGCGTCCTTTTTTATCTATTTCATCAATATAGATAATGCCTTGTTCACAGCGTTCAATGTTTTGATCTGCGGCTTGATATAGTTTGTGAATTACGTTTTCTACGTCCTCGCCCACATAACCTGCTTCAGTTAGGCTGGTGGCATCTGTGATGGCAAAAGGAACGTTTAAGAATTTGGCAATAGTCTTGGCCAATAGCGTTTTACCGCTACCCGTAGGACCGATCAGTAATACATTGCTTTTTTCAATTTCTACATCTGTAGTGTTGTGCAGACGTTTATAGTGATTATAAACTGCCACACTCATTGTGATCTTGGCTAAGTCTTGACCAATAACATAGTTGTCAAGATGGTGAAAGATTTCTTTTGGTGTAGGGATCTTTTCCCTGTCAATTGTTTCTTTGAGATTATCTTTGATAACATCGTTACAAAGTATAATACATTCGTCACAGATGTAACCGCTACTTCCTGCCACTAACTTTTTAACTTCGTTTTGCGATTTTTCGCAAAAACTACAGGTCATATTAATTTTTTTATCACTCATTGCCAACAAAGTTTCTTAGCATAGCATGTAGTTGTTCGGAGTTGTTGAAAACATTTGCATTAACAGTATTTAACAACATTCTGACATTTTTGTCAACTGTTTCTGGATCTACATAAAACCAATTTTTATTGCCTGTGTCCATGACGGACATCATCAATTCAATATTGGTACACTTGGCCACATTGACCATGACCAAATTACTGTGTTCGATTTGATGATATAGCCATTGCCATTGGCCGGCAGTAATTTCATCGAGATGATAAAAAGTCATTGGTATGTTGGGAAATGTATCTTCCAAATCGTCCCCCAATGTTTCTGCCCAATCTTCGTCTGTGCCCAATAGGGTTATTCTTAAACCGTCTTCTGGCAAGAATAGCGTAGGCGGCGTTATATAGTAATTTTGTTGTTCTGTCATAGTGATATTTAAATGCTGTTGTCTAAAAAGACATACAGATTGTTTTACTTTGAGTTCCAGTGGGTACTCTTCTTTCTGTTTTGTTTGGCCAATTCTTTTACTATTTTTTTGTAAACAGCTTCTAGGCCTTCGTGATCGTTGTTTTCAATCATTGTTTCTACTTGTTGTTCAACATTTTTATCTACTGTTAAGTCTTCGTTAATAACAATAGCTTTATCTTCGTCTACAATTTCTTCCGGTGTTTCTGTTATTTCTGGAAGGGTATCTTCCAGTGCAACAGGTATCACTGCTTCTTCTGGAATTATTTTATAATGTGCAGGTTCTGGAGTTGTGGTTGGCTCTGGAATTGGTGTAGTAGTTGTTTCTTCAAATTTCCAGCTTAGACTTTTTTCTTCTACTTCATCTTTGATCTGTTGTAATTGATCATCTGTCAATGGACCATCATCTTGTTCGTAATGTGGTGTGGGTTCTGTGACATTGACTTCCGAATTGTCTACGACAGGTTCGGGCCTTACTGGGCTGTCACCCTCCGCTTTTTCTTCTTTTTGTTTAATCTGTGTCAAGTTTGCCGCAATCAACATCAAAACTGCCAATGGATCAAATACAAACACTAACATTATGATCAGGCCACGAACTGCCTTTTCCAACGAACTGGAATCTGAATTGTCGCCGTATACTAATGCGGCAATGTATTTTATGGGCCCAACTTCCGCTTCAACCTTGCGTACTTCCGCGCGAATTGGTGCGGCCTCGTCGTTAAGTTGTACAACGAGCTTCTGGTTGGCTTCAATGTCTTTGGCAAGAGCAATTCTATCGCGGGACTGACTTTTACGGATAGCGTTGGCCTTGTCTGCTCCCTTTTCGTCTTGGGATCGTGCCATAACTTGGTCCACTGCCTCATCCATCTGTTTAAGTTGCTTACGGTTACTCTCAATATTTTCTTTCGCGGTTTTAATCTTTTCGTCATATATAGCAATCCTTGATTGTACATCTCCACTAACTAAATTTTGATCTAAATGTGCCTTGCTTAAATAGCCAAAAATACCCATGCTGGTGATCAGCATCAACACAACCAAAGCAGTTGTGAAATATGCTTTCATTAGAAAGGGAATGTTTTTCCAAAATCTATATAACCAGCTGGCCACAACTAATTTGGCAACTTCCAAGCTGACCCCCATTACAGCCACGGGTATGGCGGCGGCTGCAAAAATTGCAGTTAAACCAATTACGCTGTAGTAGGCTGCGATTCCGCTAAGGACGATTGCAGTAAAGAATAGTAAAAAAGCCATGTCTTATATTTATGATAATTCTTAAATCATTTCATTAATGAATACGTAGTATAACAGGGCCAAAAAGATATGTCAAGCCCTATTGGAAAAATTAGGTAAATAATACTAAATGGAATAAAATCTCATGCCTACTTATATAAGATCAAAAATTAACACTGATTTACCCGTAGAGATTACATTAAACTCAGAGGGATCCGAAACCATACTAAATCAAGATGGTACATTTAGACTGCCAGGTGTAGGATCTAACGGCACTGGCAGTTTGCGTGTAGTCGACAGCAGAGTCGAAGTCAAACTATCGACCGGTGAATGGAAACAAATAATTGTTGGACCTGACTTGGCCGCAGTGGCCTTGAGCGGATTATTTTCTGATTTGATATCGACTCCAACAACCATCGACGGATATGGCATTGTTGATGCTTATACAAAAACACAAGTAGACACTGGCATATCCACTGCTATTAACAACTTAGTTAATGGTGCTCCAGATTTATTAAACACTCTTAACGAATTATCACAGGCATTAAACAACGATGCCAGTTTTGCTGCCACTATAACTTCGTCATTAAATGGCAAGTTAAATCTAAGTGGTGGAACAATGACCGGTGCATTGATTTTAGCTGGTGCTCCGACAAGCCTATTACATGCAACAACAAAACAATATGTTGACACTTATGTTAATAATGCTACTGCCAGTCTTAGCATCTCTACTAACACTACAGACGACCTTTTAGAAGGTAACGATAACTTATATTACACAACTGCTAGATTTGACACAAGATTTGCATCAAAATCAACAAGCAATTTGTCTGAAGGAACAAATTTATACTATACCGACACTCGTGCAAGATCGGCTATAAGTGTCACTGGCAACGGTAGCTATGACAACACAACTGGTGTAATTACCATTAATAGTGGTGGCGGTGTTGGCAACGTGATTAGTGTTAATACAAAAACTGGCGTTATAGTTTTAACAACGTCAGACATAACTGAGGGTACAAATCAATATTTTACTCCAGCTCGCGCAAGAGCAGCCATTAGTGTTGCAGGTAGCGGTAGTTATGATGACAGAACTGGTGTAATCACAATTAATGGTGGCGTTACCAGTGTCAACGCACAAACTGGCGAGGTTACTCTCAGCACAACAAATATAAACGAAGGTACAAATTTATACTATACCAACAGTCGCTTCGATGCACAACTTGCCACCAAGACCACAAGCAATTTGACAGAAGGAACAAACAAGTACTATACAGATGCTCGTGCAAGAGCAGCCATTAGTGTAGGTGGATCGTTATCATACAATAGTTCAACCGGCACAATCAGTTACAATACACCAAATACAGATGCTGTAAGTGAGGGTACTAACAATAGATATTTTACACAGGGTCGTTCCCGCAGTTCTGTAAGTGCAGGCTCTGGTATTAGTTATAGTAGCGATACAGGTATAATCGCAGTTAACACTAATGTAATTGCTACTAAGAACGATTTAACAACAACCAATGTTACTGAAGGTACTAATTTATACTATACCATTGACAGAACAAAAGATGACGGTTTTGCCACCAAAGCATATGTAGACGGCCAAGTAGCGCAAGTAAGTTTAAATGTAATTGACACCATAGACAATGTTAATTCTTTCATGAAAACAACTGCTATTACCACTGCCGCTCTTATTACATTAGTTGATTCAGTAACTGCACCTTCTTTTGCTCAAAGCGATTGGAATGAAACCAACAGTACCAAACTTGATTATATTAGAAACAAACCAAGTCTTGCCGCAGTAGCAACCAGTGGTAACTATAACGATTTAACTAATAAACCAAGCATACCAAGTATTACTGGACTTGCAACTGAAACTTATGTTACATCCAGAGGATATCTCACAACGGTCAGCTATGCAGACTTAACAGGCAAGCCAGTATTGTTTAGTGGTAGTTATAATGATTTAACTAATAAGCCGACATTATTTCCGGGCGATTATAACTCATTAATCAATAAGCCA